GAGTAGACGATATCGAATCCCATAAAGCGGGTGACCTTGCCCTCTTGCAGCACGGGCTTGTCGGAGAATTCAGTCGACACGACCTGCACCTGATTGAGCAAATCGGACTCGCCCTGGCTATTGGTGATCCAGGTCACGGTCTCGGCCTCGAGATCGACTTGCGCTTTGCGGAAAATCCTTTTCGCTTCGATCATCTTGGCCACGGTAACCCCCACGGCAGCGGAGGCACCAAAAGTCGAAGCAATTTGAAACAGGCTGGTGTTGAAAGCTTCACTGGAGAGACCGCCAGCGTCCTGGCCGATCTGAGCAGTGGCAAAGGCAGCGCCGATAAGACGGTCATCCCATTCGCGCGCGACCGCAGCGGCGGCGACATCGGAATATTGAGATTTCGGATCCTGCAGGATCTTGAGCTCGTCGAAAGTGTCTATCAGTTGCACGGCCTCTTTATCCACCGGGAACACCCAGCGACGAGTGAAGTCGACGTCCTGACGATCGAGCGGGGTGAAGCGGCCGGATGGCGCCTTCATCTGCACGGCGCCAATGTATTGAATGGGCGAGGCCTGCTTGCCGACGTGAAAGCCCTCCATGCAGCGCCCGCGCAATTTCGATTGCCTCTGCTGCAGCTTCAAGTGCAGCAGCGTGCTGAATTGCGTGACGAAGAGCTTAAAAAGATTTTCGCTCATGGCGGCATCCCGTTCGCAAGTTGATCCGAAAGGCCTTGCCCGCGGTGCGGGGACCAAGCGTGTCCTTTCGGCCTTACCCTTGCGGGGGCCGCAGCATGTAGGCGTCGTCGGTCTTGCCCTTACGGGGACCGGAACCTCCCGATTGAGCTTACCGCTTACGCGGGCTCAGACGCCGGGCAAAAGGGCAAGGCCGGAAGTGGGAGGAGAACACCGGCCTTGCCACTAGGAAGGCTGTCGAAAACGCGCACACGATAACCAACCGCGGACGGCTTTCAACGCACTAGAGCTCGAACAGCAGGCACTGCAGGTCGGTGATGGTGGCGGTGCCGCCGCCCGTGGCAGCGAGCGCGAGGTCAAACCAGTGGGCGGTGTTGAGCGGCAACCCGGTGGCGCCGCCGATGACGGTGAACCCGGAGACGTCGCGGGCCGAGGTCATGAAATAGCTCTGAGTTGTCGACCACACCGTGCCGACGGGGGCGGCGGCGCCGTTGACAGGAGGGGTGCCACTGCCCTGGTAGCCGGTGATGTTCATGCCGCCGTTGGCGCCCGAGTTGGCACAGGTGCCGCCGACGATGGCGGCGATCCGGCCACTGCGCACCGGCGTGATGGTGAAGGTCGAGCCGATGCCCATCAGTACCGCGGCGGTGCTGGTCGTCCCGGCTGGATCGGCGACGATGGCGCTGATTGCCGCGAACGGTGGCGGCGGCGCAACCGTCGGATCGGTGTCGGTCCATCTGCTGCACCAATCGCCGGGCTGGACGATGGCCCAGTGGCTCACGTTGGGGCCGGTGGTGGGCGGATCGACCCGGCACAGGCCGTCGTTGGGGCTATTGGACTGGAACCAGATGCAGGTGCTGCAGGCGCGGGCCATCAGCGCCTGCGCTTGTTGGAGACGTGGCCGCCATATTTGCGCGCAAGCCGGATGAGCTCGTGGTGCGGAATGACGGTGCCGGGCTGATCGGGCATGAACATTTCGGGGCCGCGCTCGCCAACCATGTAGCCGCCAGCCGGCCCGCCGGCGGCGCGGTGCGCGGGGCCGCCGCAGGTCGGGCAGACCGGGCCGCCGCGCGCCATGCCGGGATGCATGCTCATCATCTCGCGCATCATTTCCATCTCGCGCCGCTCGTGGGCGTCGGACTCGACGCGGCCGCCGCGGGCGCGCGCCTCTGCCATCGGCGGCATCTGCATTTGCCTGCGTTCGCGCGCGATATTCTGCATGGTTTGGATGGTGGGATCCTGCTTGCCGCGGCGCCGGGCTTCCTCGAGCAGCGGATTGACTGGACCGCCCTCGGCGCGCTTAGTCGACTTCTCCGCGCCCTTGATCTTGCCCTTGTTGATCGACGCATAAAAAACCTGCTCGCCCTTTTTTCCCCCATACTGAGCGCGCATCGATGACAGAATTTTGGAACCCTTTTTCGTGAGCGGCACGGGTGACCTCCATCTTGGCGAGTACGAGCTCTGCGGTTCGTCGCCGCCGCAGCGGCCAGCGCCTAGCGCTTGTCAACTTTAAGGTGCGCAAGATACTTGCGCGCGGCGTTGTAGCGTTCGACGACCTTCGGCTTGAGCAGATCGGCGGCTTGCAGGCCACCTTTCTCGGGATGGCCGCAGTTGCCGCTGCCCTCGCCGCGAGTGATCACGCAACCTTGCTTTGGATTACACAGAGCAGCGCAACGGGAATTCCAGCCTTCGCCGCTCGACATGCCGGCGAATTCGCTTTCCTTTTCCGGTTTGGGTTGTGACGCGCGCGGCTTGAACTTGCGCTGCTTACCCTTCGGCCAGCCGCCGCGGCGATGGGTCGGCAGGATTTCGGTCTGCGGCTGCGGTTCGTTATTTTCCGGTTCGTCATTCATCACGGTGCGGCCTCCATCGCCGGATTGACGCCGGTGATCTGCTGGGTAAGCGCCTCAAACTGGCGCCGCGCCTCGACGTCGCCGGCAGTGAGCCTTCTGCCCCATGCATCATCGGCCAGGAGCCGGTTGAGCTCAGCCTGCGCGCCTGGCAGCGTGGTGGGGGCGCCGGTCGCCTGCGAGCCTTCGACGAAGGTGTCCTCGCTGGTGGCGGCACCGATCCGACGAAACATCTCCATCGTTTGATACTCGCCGAGCGTGCCGCGCAGCGCGTTGACCTGCTCGTCGGTGATGCCGAGCCGGCGCGCCCCGTTCATCGCGGTCAAGAGATTGAAGTCCTTGTTGACGCCCCAGTTACGTTCCATCAACCCGCGCTGCTCGGCGAGGCGCAGGTCGTTGCTGGCAACTGCGTTGGCTTCCTTGGCCTCCTCGAAGCGCACGATCGCGGCGGCGATCGCGGCGGCCTTGTCCTTGGCAACATTGGCCGAGGCAAAAGCATCGCGCAGCGTAGTGACAAAGTCGGCGGCGAGCTCGGTGCCGTCGGCAAACTTCACAGTACTCAGGTCGTATTCGGCTGCGGTCGAGGGTACGCCGAGCCGGGTAAGGAAGGCGCGGCGATCGGCTTCGCTGGCGTTGGGCTGCGGGATGCGCAGGAGCTGATCGGCGGGAACGCCGATATACCGTTCGGCCGAGCGATACTGATCGGCAATCCGAATCAGAGCATCTTTCGGGTTGGCGAGTTCGACTCCCTTGTTCTGCAACCAGCCCAAGGTCTCGGTGGGAACACCGTCGTACCAGCTAGCGCTGGCATTAGGCGCGGCGGGCGGCGGCTGCGCTGGCAGAGCGCCCGGGGCGGCAAGCGGCCCGGAAGCAACCCCGCCACGGGCATCGGCGGACACGGCACCAGAAGTGGTATCAGGCGGCATTGTCATCATCCTCTAGGCTAAACGATCGGCCACCGAACAGGGCAGTGATCTGCTCCCCTGACAGCGACATTATCGTAATAACTCGCAGGAACACCTGGCGTGCGCCCTCGGCAAGCAGCACGTCGTTGGCGTCGACCGGCACATCGCGCAGCGCCAGCGGACGGCGGAAGTGACAGAACTGCATGAGGTCCTTGAGCACTTCGCGGCCGGCGGGCGAGCCGAAGCAGAGCCGGTAGGATCGCACGAGGGCGGCATCGGTTTCGCTCATGGCGGCCCGCCGGGTCCAGCGGGTGGAGCGGGACCGCCGAGACCTTGTGGCGGACCGCCAATGCCGGGCTGGGCCTTAAGGACTTGGGCCTGCGCCTTCATCATTGCGGCCTGCGCCGGCATCGCTTGAATTTGGGCTTTCTGGGCGTTGGAGCGATCGCGCGCCTGCTGCTTGGCGGCCATCTCGTCGGGACCGGCCATCCAGCGTTCCGGCACCGCCTGGATGGCGGCGATCTCGGGAATGGCGGTGAGGAAATCGAACGGATCGAGCAGCGAGGCGTCCTGCGTGATGTTGACCAGCTCTTTGACGGTCTCGACCGTCCTTATAAAGCCGGCGGCTTCCTGGGCGCGCTGCGCTCGGGCAAGAGGCGAAGTGTAGACGACCTGATATTCGCCTTGGGCCTCTCGCAGTCGAGGCGGCATGGGAGGCAGTAAATTCTGCGCGGCCAGAACATCAAGCTCTCGGTCGATAAGTGGCCCAAGATATTCAGATTGCTGCCGGCCAACAGTTGGTGCAAGTAGAATTCCTTTTTCATTTGTCCTTTCTATCACTTCCGTGGCGGTCATCTGGGGGGTCTCAGTCAAAATTTGAAACAACGTCACCAAGAACGCGTCGTTGATGAGCGCGGCCTCGTGCTCCATCATTTTCTCGTTGACCTGGATGTTGCCGGCCGGCAGCGGCTGCACCAGCAAGCGTCCTTCCGAGCTCACGCCGCCCTTGTTGATGGCGCCGGGGCGCAGGTTCATATCGAGCGCGCCGTCGTCATAGACCAACAAGACCGGATCGGAGGCGCGGTG